GGAACGGCCCCTTGCTGCACGCCCCTTTATTTTGGGGGTCCGACTATTAAACTGCGAGCGGAACTCAATATCACAGGCCAAATAAACGGCGCTGTGGCACTGGGTTCGGTGAAGACACATATTTTTCCTCATCCTCATGAAGAGCTGTGGTTAATGCGTTGATTTGCTGTTGTAGTTGTTCCACTTGTGTGTTAATTCCAGCAGTGAGAGCAACAGATGGCACTAAGTTGAGGCGAGGACGCACATGTACCTCGAGATCCCAACTCCATGTTGAACCACCGGTAATTCCGGGGTTACCATAGACGATCTTAGGAGGTGCAGTGTAAGCAGTCTCATCAACAACATACGACAATCGTTGTACATACTGGTTAGCATCAGTGAAAGTGTAAGTATACGAGGCCCCTGACGCATTGGGATTCATATCAGCCAGTGGCGTAAGACTGGTGGGGGTAAGTGAACCACCAGAGAAAACGCCAGCACCGGCTGTACGAAGTGCGTAGTAAATGATCTCAACAACGGTACCAGGACGAAGGCCGTCAAAGGTTAGGGTGTTCGTTGTGCCAACTGGGAATCCAATGCTATTGGCACCAGATGTGGAAAAATTCCAAATATTTTGGTACCTAAACGTTGAATCACCAGTGGCCAAGGATAACGCACCACTAGAAGCTTTGAAATAGCCGCCTAATGCCCCAGGAGGAAGACCACGAGGTTTCGAAAACTTTACCTTAATAGCCCACCAAAGGTCACCAACAGTCACTGCCGCCTGCATCCCGGAAGTGGACACTTGCAGCCGACCAGTGCAACGCAAATTTCGTTCAACATCTGCGATCTGGGCAGAGGCCGAAACAGCACCAACAGGCGCAGCACTAGCACGGAATGGTCCGTCTAGATACCGAGCATTGATGGTGTCACGCTTTGGGTTGCACTCAATAGGATGGATCTGGTGTTCTGATGGTTTATCAGAGGTAACAAACATTGACTGTTCCATCTCAGCCTTACTGGCAAAGACAGGTCGAGACACGTCATACTCGGTGGCCATAATGACACTACCGAGAGCGTTGTTAGTACTGGCTATAGCACTACCGGAAGTAGGTACGTAACAGGCGAGCAATCCAAGGAACTCGTACTGTTCGTAAGCTTGTGCGATAATGCGCAGCCAGGGAAACGCGTTGTCAACTGTAGGACAGACGTCAAAAGTCTGGGTATTGAATGTGGTGGATCCAACAATTTCACGCACAAACTCACGGTGGGTGACAATGATGGATCCATCAGCATTATACTCAAACTGTGGAACACTGGCCGATGACTTCATGAACGAGTTCTG